AATTTCAGCCATTTGAATCATATAGTTAAACATATTTTTAGAACCTCTATATTCATCTTTAATATAGATGTTCTCTACATAGAGGCATTCTTCTTTAAGGCTGTATTCATAAAAGCCCATTTCATCCTCTATAACTGTATTTCCCTTACTTTCTTTAATATAATCTGCATATAAAGACATATTCACTCCTTGTCCTAGTGTTATTAAGTAGTTTTGAATATTCTACTTTGCTTAATTTTGTATTCTGTTCCTCTGGAGCCAGCTACAAACAGTAATTGTGAGAAACTAACACCTTGACCATTTTGTCCTCCAGATTGAAGACTTTCGATCTTTAACTTCATAGCTTCGCATTTTTGTTTCTTAAAGTCAACTCTTATTTGATATTGCATTACATCTTTACCACCATAGGCTATTGCAGTTGGGTAGTCTCCAGTTGTACCTCCAGGATCTCCATAATATCCTTCAACCATTGTACCTGTAGAACTTGCTGAAGCACCAGGATCTCCAAAATCCCAAGCTTCTGTATAACTTGTTACATCTACTAGTGAGCTTTCTACATAATCATCATTATAGTCATAGGCTACACTAACTTTAACTTTATGAGGACTGAAGTAATTTCCAAGTAAAAGCATTCTATAGACTCTAATAGAGTTTTGAGCAGCTACAGGGTTCATCCATCCTGTCTCGACTGTCATATTTATAGGAGTGCCTCCATCTAAATATGAATTATAGTTTTGTTTATATAAACGATTTCCAGCTCCCTCTGTATTAACATAATAGTAAGTATCTCCTACCATAATAGAACCAAATCCTTTATGGCTAGTATAGATAGACCAAAATCCTCTAAAATAATTATAAACCAAACATGGACCGTCTGAGGTCAAAAACCGCACTTCATTACTCTTAGGTACTAGATCTCCTTTAACTATGTTCAAATGATTAAAATCTTCTACAGGCGCACCTATGTAATCTAATCCTAATGATCTAGAAAGTAGATAAACTCCTTTATTAGATTTAAAAAATAAACCTTGAGGAGTTAAGGTAACGCTATTTCTAATAGTACAACCTACATCTGAAGATATTAGTTGAGGTTCGATAAAACTATCTTGTTGCCCTAAATTATTTGGTCCATCTCCTGCTAAATAAAAGATTGCATTTTCTTTAAATATAATTAACTTATCATCCATTGCTTTTAAGGCTACAATATTACCTCCAACTTGTGATACTAAAATAAACAACGAATCATTAAACTCCACTCCTACTTTTTCTTGTAAAAGTTTTGAATATCTTATTTCTAATTTATCCTCTAATCCTGCCAAAAATAAACGGTTTTTAAAACTAGTAACAATAGATGATGAAGGAGGACTTATGTTTTCTAATACTCCCCCTACAGTATAAAGGAGTTCATTAGTATTAATATCATCATCAGAAGCTTTATCTATCACTTCTATAAAATCATAAGTTTTTTGATTATTAAAAGGGGCAAAAGTTTGTTTTACAGTAATAGTATTATTAGCTAAAGTTTTATAAAAAACAGTTCCTCCTGCTACTGTTCTATATAATTCTATATAAGTATTATTCTTTTGAGTTAAGTTAAGAGTTGGTATTCTTACAGTTATATAATCCCAGCAAGAAGCTCCATCAGCCGTAGCTGTACCAGTTCCGGTTAATTTAGCAATATTTTGTAATGATAATCCTGATCTATGAATATTTCCTTGAGCATCAGTCCAACTATAAATGGCATAATATAACCAAGTAGTATCAATACCTGTTCCACCATTAGGAAAGGGGTTTCCAGTTGATAGTGCTGCTGCTGCATTGCCCACTGTCGTTAAGGATTCTGGACCATAATTAAAATTTTCTTCTACAATAACATTTCCATCATAAGCCTTAAGCTGTCCTCCAGAAAAGTGTAAGTTATTACCTAAAGATTCTGTTTGGTTAACTATCTCATTACTGAAATCTATTACACTAGAATTAACTCCATATAAAGAAAAATAAGATGTAGTACCTGATGCTCCACTTACTATTTTTCCTTGAATATAAGAAGGGATTAAAAACTTTTCAGAAGATAAGGAAATTATATTTGGTAAACTAGCTATACTATAAATTGCATTAGTATTAGTTCCACTATAATTATAAAACGCAGTAGAAACGTTAGCTCTTTTTCTTATAGAATTCACTAAAGGACCTGCTCCTCCTTGGGATATTTTACTTTGTATAGACCCGTCTGCTTTCATAATATAATAACAAGAGTTTAGTTCAGATTCTCTAATAACAGGAATATAATTATTCTGATCAACAGTAAAAGCCTTACCAGCTAACCCCACTCCTTTAGATACAGTGGCTGCAGTTCCTGCTACTTGCGTATTTAAATTAAAAGTATTTCTTCTAACATAGTATTGATTCCAAGTATAACGATCTGTAGCTACTGTACTTACGGCTGCTGTACCTGTACTAATACTATAAACAAAAGGATTAGTTTGATAAACTTGATAAAAAACATCAAGTGAAATCCCATCAACACTTCTAGAAGTTACATTAACTCCTCCTGTAGCTCCACTTACAGTTGTAAGATCTTCAATGACTGTTATTGGTATGTTTTGTAAATTTATTTCATTTACTGAACCAAACTTTACTTTATTTAATTCGTCTATAATAGCAATCCCAAAAGCTCCTGAAGCTAATAAGTGCATATCAAGACCATTTTGAGGTCTGTAAGACACTGTTCCTGAAACAAAGGGATCTGATATTCCTACAGTTTCAAAATCTTGATTAATCCTATCAAGTTTCATTTTATTACTAGAATTATCATGAAATGCCATTTGTAGAGAAGTTTCAGAGGATGCAACATCATAGTAATATTGTCCTCCTAGAGTAGCAAGAACATCAGTAGTACTAGTAGAATCCTGAACAGTGGTAAAAGTACCTGCAACAAAAGTTAACCCTTCTTTTAAAAACCCTATAAGATTAAAAGTCTCTGCCTTCAACTGATTACTTGAGTCTACATAAAAAATATAAACAACTTCTTGAAATACTGTCAATTTCATTCTACTAGTAGTAGCAGCAATAGTTGGAATAGTTTCATTGTAAAGAACAAAACTACCACTAGTTTGATCTTTAATAGTCATTTTAGGAGTACTGCCTTGGTAATAGACATAAACTTCATAACCTAAAGCTATAGCAACTTCTACATTTGTTTGTTCAAATCCATTTTGAACTATGGGAGTAGATGTAGGAATACAAGAATCATAACTACCTTCCTGTTGCCAACGATCTTGAGCAGCACTGTAGGAATAAATTTGATCTCTAGAAATCCATAAAGGTTGACTTTGAAATTGAGAAATACCTATAACCGTTTGAAGGCTAGTGTCTGAAACTCCAAAAGAACTTAATTCATCATATCCATAACGTTTATTAAATTCATGTTCTTTATCAAATCTTATATTTTCTACATTAGTAAAAGACCCAAACGGTAATTGCTTTGGATCAAACTTAGTATTAAGACCCTGATTAAGCGATAAAGGCACATTTTGTTTTTGTAAAGCCATACCATCTCCTAAATTCTAGCCCAGGTAAAATCAGCAGCATAATGAAAATAAACAGCCTGATAATTAGAGTTTATTACAACAGAAGTAGAGCCATCTATTGTATCTGTCCCTGTATCACTTTTCTGTACCGTAATGTTATTTACAGCCGCATTTCCTGAAATATCTTTTATTACATAAAACCTACCTTCAGGAATAACACCTCCTGTATCAGGAAGCTTAACAGTAAATGCAGTTGTTGAAGTGTTGCATAAAATAACTGTTTCAGAAGCAGTTGATCCTATAGTATAATTACCACTTATAGCTCCTCCACTCCTAGTTGGAAAATTATTAGCAACATCACTAGTAGTAGGTAGATATAAAGTAGTACCAGAAGTTATCTGAACATTAGCTCCACTATTATTCCTAAACCATAAATCTCCAATAGTTCCACTTCCAAAAGCATAAATATCATTATTAATTCCAGGATGTCCTGTTTGTTTAATAAAACCAACATGTTTCACATTAACAATAGGATAAGATGTTCCTGATTTTTCAAAATCGAAATCAGCATTAACAGTTATACCAGCATTATTGATTTGAACTCCTTTTCCTGAACTATGGTCGTGCGCATCTATTGAAGTAAAGGCAGCATTTAAATCAGTAGCCCATGTAGGTCCTAGTCGTTCCCCTGGAGTAGGAAGAACTAAGCCCATATTTGATGTTGTAGTTGTTTCAGCCATGTTATATCCTTAAAAAACCCATAGGTTAACGGTTACCGTACCAGAGGCTCTTAGTTTTAAAAATAGTTTTCTACTATCATAATCTCCAACTTCTTCATAAACAGTTTGAGCTGCAGATTTTCTTATTACCAAGTAACCTCTTGGTTTACGTCCTAGTTTGTGTTCTACTGATGTAAAGGACCCTGACACTAAATCAATGTCCTCTAAAATAACTCCATCAATTATAACTGAATCTAATACAGGATTTATAACAGACTCTACATGATCTTGAGCTGTGTTAAAAACTCTAGCCATGGGAAAGTCTGCAGGAATAAAAAGCTTTTTAAACTTTTTCAACTCGTACTCCTACTAAACCAAAATGGATTATTAGACATATAAATATCTGTAACAGTTAAAGGATTATCAGCATCTCTATTAGCAGCCGATTCAGTAATTCTCTGTTTTAATTCAGCCTTCTGAGCCATGAGGACACTTACATCACTTTCTTCTTTTTGCAACATTCTTATAGCTGCAAAAGTAACGACATACTCTGCATAACCGTTAAGATCATCCCAAAGTGTAGTTGTATCAGTACTAGATGCAAATTGAGCAGCTTGAGGAATGTACCAAAGCTTAACCTCCTTAACTCCATCCGGTTTAGGGCTGAATACTAAATCCCCCCCTACTAATCTATATCTTACATTAGATAGATAACTCCATGATCCCCAATTTTGATAGGAGTTTCTTTCATTAAAGTTAAAAGCTCCTATGGTAAAAAAATCAGATCCACTAATTTTTGCATCTACTCCTCTTAGTTTATAAAAATCTGCTATAGCTAAATCTTCAGTAGATGTTGAATCATTAATAGGATAAGTATCTATATTATTTGTAGTATTAAAACTTTTACTTTTTATATAGTAATCTTCTCCATACTCTTGAATCAGTATGTCTTGTAATTCTGATATTCCAGCGTTAATATAGGTTACTAACTCCGAATCTTGAACGAAGTTATTATTTTCCATATCTGCTCTTTGCCTAGATCTAGACATAAGAGTAGCTATAGTTACATTAGCCACAATAACCCCCTAAAAAAGAGGGGCAAAAGCCCCCCTAATATTTATCTTCTTTTTCTTCTTCTTTCTTTTCCATACTAGAAACACATTTTTGAATAAACCCTTTCATAGCTCTAGCAAATTTTTCTTTGTTATCGTCCCTAAGAGCGTCCATGATTGCATCTACTTCAGCCTTATAATGTTCGTAAGCAGAGTCATGCCCACCTCGTTCCATAAAGTCTGAGTTTGCTTTCTTACCTTCATCATGGGGACTGGATTTTCCCTTAAACTTCTCCATTATAGAGACTATCATCGCTCCTTTGTCTTTTTTAGGTCCCATCATAATCATGATTAAACTCCTTAAACACCAACACCAGGCTGATTAGAGTTCTTAACAGCGATCATTATCTGTATAGTAGCACCAGATGCAATTTCAGCTATAGCTCCAGTATCTCGAATAGCGAAAAGCTTGATAATTCCATTAGTTATATCATCAGTTTCTACTTGAAATGAAATACCACCACCAGCAGTTACTGCTGTACTCTGTATAAGTGATACTTGAGAATACAAAAGAGAAGCATACTTGTCAGTATCTCCACCTGGAACTCCTAAAGTAATATCATATTCTCCAACAGCAGTATCACTAATAGACTTAATGCCCACACTTTTACTTTCATTTAAAGTAGGGTCACCACCACTTCCAATAGCAGCCGTTAAAAATAAAAACTTAACTTCTTTATCTATAGCTTGTAATCTGTTAAAATTTCGATTAGCCATTTTATTTCTCCTTTAGTCTGAGTGGCATACACCACGCAGCAAAAAAGAGGAGCCTTTCAGCTCCCCATATTAAATTAAGATAGTTTAATCCTAACATTGTAACCAGGACCTCTACAACCCAATTGAGCATAGTATCCAACTCTTACTTCAACAGCATCAGCATCAGATTCTCTTAAAAACCTTAACCCATCAGAGTCAAGTATTTTAGGAGCTTTACCTAAAGAGTAAAGTTTCCACATAGACATGTCGAGCATAAAAGCTACATTCTTAGGACAGTTTTGATCTGGAATAATCTTAATAGGTCCTCTAGGTCCGTGAATTAAAATACCTCTAAAACCAATTTGAGGATTTATTTTCTCATCAACATAAGACACTTTAGAGCCTAGAGCTTTTTCAAGATCTGCAAAATTAGAGTAGTTTACAAAACAAACGTCCGGCTTTCCACCCTCTCTAGCTGCTCTAGAGGCAGCGCCAATTAGACCTTCTTCTAATGGAAGTGAAGAAGCATCAAATCGAATTCCACCTAAACGAGTAGCATCACTAGAACGATTGACACCAAAAAAGGAATCAGTAGAACCAGGAGCTGATTCTGGAACCCAAGCTTCTAAACCTTTAATTTTAAGATCATAATCACCAATCTGATAAACATAATCATTAGTAGCAGGACCAGTAGTACTATCAATTGCTGTACCAGCATCTACAGTTAGTACACCAGTATCCCTATTAACTGCTGTTACAGTAATAGAACCTGATTTTAAAGATCCACCAGTTTTAGTAGCAGAAAATACTAATTCCATCCCCACTTCAAAATTAGTCACATCGTCTATTTGTTTCAAAGTAAACGTAGTACCTGTAAAGCCTGCTAAAACTTGACCTACAGATCCTGAACCATCTCCGAAAAGACCGATAGCCAAAGATCGAGAAGCAGATTCAATAGCACCATCAATCTCAGTAGTAGCAGCTTCCATGAATGCATTCGCATTACCTTTAGAAGCTTCTAAAACTTCATTATCAATTGAAGCTAGAGAATAATCAGATTTTCTAGTAAGCAAAAATGCTGATATGTTAGATGCTTGTTTGTAAGTTTGGGCATCACTAAAAGTCGCAGAACGACCTTGAGGATTTCCCCATTTAATCGGTAGTTTTAGA